GTTGCTGACGAAGATAATGATCGTGGTGCTGCAGAGGAATTAGTAACCGCTGCTGTATCAACAACACCATCCTCAGTCAATGAAGATGATGACGATGCATTATCGTACTTCCAAAAACTAGCGGAAGAATAATTATACGGGGGTCAAACGACCCCCTTTTTTTATGACGTTAAGTCTCTTAACTCCGTTGTTGCAAGATTACGACTTATATAACTAGAATGTTTACTATATCGAACAACGTCTCTTAAATCATTGATGAATGTCTGTAGATATGATGGTTTCAAAACATCAATTTCTCTATTTTTATCATTTTGATCTATTTCAAATTTAAAATTAGTGACTGGTCTTGCGATATTATCTATTATTGTGTATTTCGCTTTATCGCTAAGTTGCTCTGCACCTGATTGATTATAAACAATAAATCGATTATTACCAAATCTTAAACTACTACCATCCATTGTGAAATCTTTATCGACAATTAAATTTGGTGGTAGTATTTGACGACCTTGACTATCCTTTATTTCATACGTTTCATAATGATGTGTTTTATTCATTTCAGTTTCTGATCCATATTTTGCAAGAGCAAAATCATACATTTGAAAATCTTGAATTGGCCATTGTTGATGTATATTTGTAATACCAGCAACAATCACTACCACATAGTCTAATTGTGGATTTCCATATAATTCATCAGCTATTGTATCTGGTCTTTCACCATCCTCCACAATATATTTGTCAAATAAAGCAGCAGCATCACTAACATAATCAAATAACTTTGCACGACGAAATAAATTTTTTATTTCCACCATGTCACCTGATGAACGCTTAGATGGCACGGGTGATGGATATAATATATTTGGTAATTCTCTGAAATATCCCATTAGAAACCAACTCCTGGAATATTGTCGATGTAATCCTCATGATAAATTGGATTAAGTTCTTTAAATGTTAAATTCATTCTTATACTGACGGGTGTTCCATCATCATAAGTTGTGTAAGTACCAGCGTTTGTATAATTTACCGTCATTCCTGTTAAAGCACAATCTTTAAAACTATTTAAGAATGGATGTTGTCCACCATTATGCAAATACCTCAAGGAAAAAACATCAGGTGCTCTTAAAAACACTCCACCTTGACCACCTGCTTCATCAATACCTTTTTTAGCTGCCATCGAACTTTTAAATGCACGAATTATATGCCTTACCATATCAGACTCTTTGGGGGTTCTAGGAGAGAAGTTAATACTAAAAGGAAAGGATCTTAAATTTACACTGTCAAATAATAACTCTAAGTTTGAGTTTAAAATCATACCTGACGCTCTTCCTATTGCGGAGTTAGGTCTTATCTGACCACCCATAACATCTATTGCTTTACCTGCGATAGCTGCTTTAACAGCTCTCTGTGTGCTTTCATCAAGTGCTCCAAATCCTCCTAAATCAGTTTTTTGTGTTATCAATTCTTTTGCTGCTTCAAAGCTTTCTCCCTTTCCAAGATTACCAGCAGCAGTTAAACCTGCGAGCATAAAGATATTCATATTATCATCACCCCAAGTGACGGTATTTGCATCATTTACATCTTGAGGTATTGGTAATTCGACACTATAAATTCTTTTTGACTTCAGTGTGTTATCAGAAGCACCAAAACTTTTTATTCCAATTCTTCCACTTTTACCTGAAACAATTTTTCCTGTATTAGTATCTATTAAATAAGAACCTTTTTTTTGTTTGATACCATTTTGTTTAATGTCTTTTGTCAATTTTAAAGCAGAGGAGTCACCTGTCAGATTCATACTCGGAGGTTTGTACTCTTTACAAGTTATAAGTAATGAGTCACCTGTTCTTTCATTTTGACCTCTGGCAATCGGATATCCCATAATTGATGGATGCCCTCTAAGTCTACGAGAAGCAGGTCCCTTTTGTGGTTCTCGATTATTTCCAGGATTATCACTAGGTCTTCCTAACCCATCTAAATCAAATCTATTTCCTGTGAGAGCATCTAGAGGACCACCAATTAACCTTCTTAATCCCATATCGACCTTTATACTTGTATCAACTATTTAGACGTATTCTACCAAAAGGAATAGTTCGTAAGTCACGAAGTTCCATTTCATCAACTTGATATAATCCACCTACCACTTCTGGAAAGGTATATTGTCTCATTTGTCCCCAGTGAAAATTTATTCCCTTGAAACCCCATTGAAAGACATCAGTGACTGCGACAAGAGGGTGTGCATCGTATCTTATATTAGGAGTTTTGGGTTGATATACAAAAACATAATAATTACCTGCCTCTGGTACATTACTACCCTCAGTTAAAACTTCTAATATTTCCTGTGCTAGATCATCGGGATTTTCATTCCCGATTAGATTTTTCATTATGGGGTCGATGCGACTCATATTCCTAACTCTTTTTCTGTAACTACCTTGAACTCCCACTGACGATCAGCACAGAACTCCCGTGCCATTTTCCATTTTGCTTGGTTCTTTGCATATTCATATGCTTCACGGATATATCCTTTTGTTTGCCTCTTTGGTTTAATAGGTGGTTTTGTTTGTTTTGCTGGTTTGACTTCAATTACATATCTTCTTACCTTTCCACCTCTTTCCCTGACTTTCATATAAAAATCAGGAAAGTAACGATGCACACGATTATCAATTGGAGAACGATATGGTATTGCAATTTCTTCACTTGCCCACTCTAAAATATTATCATTTTTATCACAATAGACCATAAACTTTCTTTCCCATAATGATCTATAGATGATGTTTGTTGGATCACCTTTATATTTTCTGGGATAAGAGGGATAGTATTTTCCCTTATAAGACATCTAAATACATATGTTATGTAATTTTATTTAGAGTGCCAGCACCAAGACCAAGAGGAATATCAGATATAATGCCAAAGCTACAGAATGTAGCTCAAACATCACAATTTTTAGTAAAATTTTCTTTGCCTAATAGTTCACTTAGATCTCATCTAAGAAGAAAAGGTGTAAATGATCGATTCATAGTCGATGATATAGGTTTGTTATGCAGTGATGCGGTGCTTCCTGGTAGTGCTCTTGCATCTGTTGATACCCGTGGTGATTATCAAGGTGTGATTGAAAGATTTGCACATACACGTAATTTCACTCAGATTAGTTTAGAATTTTATGTAGATAATGGATATCGATCAATGAAATTTTTAGAACACTGGATGGAATATATTACAGGTGCTGTTGATGATCCAGCAAAAGACACTTATCATTATAGATTACACTATCCATCTGAATATAAATCAAATGAGACAAGAATAGTTAAATTTGAGAGAGATTATAATCGATTTTTAGAATATAGGTTTATAGGATTATTTCCTTTAGCTCTCAATTCTGTTAGAGTATCATATAATAATTCACAATTATTAAAGGCAACCGCTACATTTAGTTTTGATAGGTATATTTGTGGAGAGTCTAATTCACTTGCAAGAGATTTAGGTAGAGCATTTAATGAAATATTTAATCGGGGAAATCCTTATAGGGATGGATTTAGTGTAGAACAATCTGAATTAGAGAAGAGTTTCTTCGGAAAAAAATTAACTAATATCAATGATGATTTTGTACAGCAAGGTCTTACAGCGAGTGGTAGACTAGGTGTTAATAATACAGTTGGAACAGCAGGAAAAATCGATATAGGTTCAAGAGTAATATAATCTCAAAAACCACTATAAATAATGACACTGAAGTGTTAAGCATATTATGCCTTTACCAAAAATTGCAACGCCAACATATGAGTTGGTTCTTCCTTCATCAGGTAGAAAAATTAAATATAGACCATTCCTTGTCAAAGAAGAAAAAATTCTAATCATTGCATTAGAGTCTCAAGATCAAAAACAAATAGCGAATGCAATTAAATCTATATTATCTGCTTGTATATTAACAAGAGGTACAAAGGTTGATAAATTATCAACATTTGATATTGAATATCTTTTTCTAAACGTTCGTGGTAAATCTGTTGGTGAACAGATAGAAGTGATGGTCACTTGTCCAGATGATGGTAAAACACAAGTACCAATGTCAATTAATATTGACTCAATCAAAGTAGAAAAATCTGATGATCATAAAACTGACATAAAATTAGATGATACTTATACTCTTAGAATGAGATATCCATCCTTAAATGAATTTATCAAAACTAATTTTACTGCAACTGATATGAAGGTAGATGATACCTTTGAATTGATTGCATCTTGTATAGATCAGGTTTACTCAGAAGAAGAGTCTTGGACACAGAATGATTGCACTAAAAAAGAACTCACAGAATTTTTAGAGCAATTAAATTCGTCACAATTCAAAGAGATTGAACAATTCTTTGATACTATGCCAAAATTATCTCATAAGGTAAAAGTTACAAATCCGAATACGAAAGTTGAAAGTGAAATTGTTTTGGAGGGACTACAGAATTTTTTCGGGTAAGTATGGCACACGAGGATTTAGTGTCATACTATAAATTAAATTTTGCCTTGATGCAACACCATAAATATAGCTTAACAGAGCTTGAAAATATGATACCGTGGGAAAGAGAGATTTATGTTTCTCTACTCCAACAGTATGTTGAAGAGGAAAATCTAAAAGCACAACAAGAAAAAAATGGATGAGTTTGGATCACCAATATTAGGAGGAGTAAATGCTGTTAGAAGAACAGTATCTTCTAGTATGTTTGCACCCAGACAACCTCAGAGACAACCAGACAGTATAACCACAAATCTCCTCTCCCAACAATCTCTACAATTAACTAGTGTTTCACAGCAATTAGAGAGGATATCTACACAAGTTACATCTCTAAATTCCTCATTATCTGGTGTTAAAGAAAATTTAGCTATAAGTGATCAATTAGAAAGACAGAGAGAAGCAGAAAATAGAAAGAGAGAGCGAATACTAGCAGAACAAGGTTTAAGAGAAGGTAAAGAGAGTCAATTAGAAAATAAAATTCAAAATGCACTTGTGCAACCACTCCAAAAGATTGCGGTTAAAACTCAATCAACTCTTGGAAATTTGCAGAAGTTTTTCTTAATATTAGCTGGTGGTTGGTTGACCCAAGTTGGTATTGATATTATTCAAGCACAAGTAGAGGGCAATACTGATAAATTAAATCAATTAAAACAAAAATTTGTCAATGGTTTACTGGTAATAGGTGGCACGGTAACTGCCTTATCAATCGGTTTAAAAAACTCATTTAGATTACTCGGAACATTAGCAGGTAGTATATCAAGAGTTGCTTTTGGTGGTGTGCTTAGAGTTACACTCGGTGGTTTGAGAAGATTATTTTCCGCTATTGCAGCAAACGCATTAGGTAGTGCAGTTGGTAATTTTTTAACTAGAGGTATTGGAAGAACAGCAGCAAACATAACAACCACAGCAGCAACCACAGCAGCAACTGCAGGTTTGGGAATGTCAACTACCAAAAAAGGAAGAAAAATGCTGCGAAAGGGGTTTCGTAAAATAACTAAAGTTTTCAGTCCTGGTTCTTCAGGTAAAATCGACCCATCTAAAATGGATCCAACAAAGACTGTTGGTGAAATAATGGATGAAGGAGTTAAAAATACAAAGAAAATACCAACTAAAAAAGGTTTTTTATCAGGCATAAGGAATAGAGCTGGGAATATTGGAAAGAAAATAGTAAAAACAGGTGATAATATTGTAAATCCAGTCAAAAATATGATCGCTAAATTTTTTAACAAATTGCCTGGCAAAAATATATTAAACAAATTATTATCTACTGTTGGTATAAAAGGAGGACTTAAACCATTGTTTAAGAAGTTTGGTGGTCCAGTGTTTGGTCTTGTGTTAAGTTTAGCGTCAGGAGATAGTATAGGAAAGGCACTTGCAGGGGTTGCTGGATATGCTGCTACATCTGCAGTATTAGCAAAATTATTATCACCAATCGCACTATTACCCATACCTGGTGCAAGATTGTTGTATGGTGCTCTCATATTTGGAGGAGCGTTGTTTGGTGAGTCAAAAGTTAGACAATTATATGATGGGTTAATGGGTATGTTTGGTGGTGGTAAGGAAAGTAAAACTGAAAATAATGAAATAAAACCTAATGCAAACTTAGATAGTCCGATTGAAGGTATGAAATTTAATAATCAAAATAATGAAGAAGATTCAAGTAGTTTGATTAATCCTATTAAATCAAAAACATCTGATACAGCAAGTGAAATATCAGATGTTGATGAGGGACAACCAGCAATTATTGATATTCCATTATCTCAATCAGATTCAACAGTGGATGGTGTAGGTAGTGAAAATGTAAAATCAGATGCAGCGACTGTACCCAAAATATTTTTTGATGATCAAAATCCACATACACTATATGGTGCAGCAACATATGGGGTGGGTAACTAATGACTTTATCGGCAAGGAGAAATGCTCTCAGAAAATCTGCCATAAGTGTAGATACTATTCGTAAATCAGTTTCTGGTTTGTCGGTAGGTTTAGTTAATATTGGTAAGCAATCACGGGAATTATTAAAACAAACCAGAGAAAGTAATATATTTAAAAGTAGTCTTGTGAGAAAAGATGGTGAATTTTTTAGAAAGAGAAGAGAAAATATTTTAAGAAAACAAAGAGAGGATGAATTAGAGTCCTCATCAGTCACTGGTGTGGCGAAAAAACAAGGTAATCTAATACAAAAAAGCACAAGAGGGTTTTTAGGTAGGATGATTGACTTTTTAGGTGTTTTATTATTAGGATGGGCACTCACTAATTTACCGATGATAATCGCTAAATTTATGTTATTATTTAAATTGATCTCACGAGTTGTGGGAATTTTGAGTGGATTTTTAGGTAATATTAAAAATGTTTTAGTTGGTATAGGTAGTGGAGTATCTGATTTTCTAGAACGATTTAATCGATTTGAATTTGGAGAAAATAGTAAAAAAATAAGAGAGAAACTTGATGAGACAAATTCTGGTTTTTTAAAATTAAATAAAGATTTTTTAGAGTCTGTATCTGCTTTTGCTAATGATGAAAATATAAAAAAAGCAGCTGAAAAAGGAAATAAATTAGATGAAAAGAACGAGAAACAAGAGGAACAAGGGGGAGATGATTTCGACTCATTAAAAACTAATCCTAATGTTGAAGTTGTCCCACTGATGGATGATGATGAGGAAGATCTTATTATTGAGGAAGGTGGTGAAATACCAGAGGATGTTGAAGCGGCTGCCTTCACTCCAATAACTCAGGAAGATATTGATAGGGAAATATTGTTAGATCAAGAGACAGAGACGGAAACTGAAGAGGAAGTAGATGTTGGAAGTCCAGATGATAGTGTGGTGGGAGTACCTAATGATGATAAACCTTTGTCAGTTACACCTGAAAAACCATCAGAAACTTTACCATCAGCACCAACATCTTCATCTTCTGATATGAATTTAGAACCAGAAGAAGGATATGCTAATATTGAAGGTATGTTTGATCCAGTTGGCACAACTAATAAAATAATAACACCTATCAAGAGAAAAATGAAAAATTTAAAAGGAAGAAAAAAACCAAAGAGCACTGTAGTGATTGTGGAAAAAGGTGTTCCTAATATGCAATCTGCGATGCCAACAGGGGGAGGAGGAAATAATATCGTTATACCTAATAGAGGACGTGACTCACAAAAAACTTTATTAGATTTACACCGTCTTAATCTTAAAAATAATTAAACATGGCAGCACAAGATAGAAGCGTATATGAAATATTTTCCATTAAGTCAAATAATGGACAAAAGGATGTTGATTTGAGAGAGGGGGTTGTAACCTTTAGTTACTTTGAGAATTTATTTTCACCAATGATAACCGCACAAGTTTTAATTACGAGTTCAGGTAACGTAATTCAAGATGATGATGGTGACTTAACATCAATATATAATGGTCTTCCTCTACGAGGAGGAGAAAAGGTTAGTATTAAAATACCTGCCACAGGTAACGGGCCTGGTTTAGAATTTACAGAGGAGAATGATAATCCATTGTTTGTTTCTTCAATTACCAACGTATTAATAAACGCTGAGAGTGAGACGTTTGTGTTAAATTTAGTTTCAAGAGAAGCAATAACAAATGAAACTGCGAGAGTTGGTAAAAAATTTCCAGTCACTCAAAAAATATCTGATAGTGCACAAGATATTATAAAAAATCATCTACTCTCTGAAAAAGAAATAGAAGTAGATGATACCGAAAATCCTTATGGATTTATTGGTAATTTGAAAAAACCTTTTACAATTTTAACTTGGTTAGCATCAAAATCTGTGCCAGCAGAAGTTGCAGGTAATAGCTCATCAGCGGGATATTTTTTCTATGAAACAAAAAATGGATATCATTTTAAATCAATTGATAGTTTAGTAAATCAAGATCCATTTGAAGAGGAGTATGTCTTTCAACCTGGAATTGTTGATACTTTCGATCCAAGAAAAGACTTCCGAATATTGCAATATAATACAAATCGTAATCAAAATTTAATTGAAAATTTAGAGAGAGGTGCTTATTGTACATATAGAATGTATTATAACCCTCTATTAAATACATTTACCACACCTCAACAAGGTTTGTTTAAAGTTTCTGATTATGCACAAAAAATGGAAAATTTAGGAGCAGATTTTGAAATATTTTTACCACCAGTTGATAAGAGTGGAGAGTCTTTAGGTAATGTTCCAAGTCGATATGTGACTGGAGTTTTAGATATCGGTATTATGGAAAAAAGTGATAAGAGAACAAGAGAGAAAAATGCTGACCCTATGCAAATTCACTCTCAGGCAATGATGAGATACAACACAATTTTCAATTCAACTGTTGTTATGACTATACCTTTAAATACAAATCTTATTGCTGGTAATTTAATAAGTTGTAAATTTGCTAAAATCACAACTGATAAAAATAAGGTGACTGACGAAGAGCAAAGTGGTCTATATATGATTAAAGAGTTAGTTCATTATTATGAGAGTAAAGGATCATTTACTAAACTAAAACTTATAAGAGATACATTCGGTAAGAAAGATAAATGATAGAAAATAATTTTTTAAAAAGTAATTTTCTCGGCAGAGATGGATTTCGTTGGTGGATAGGGCAAATACCACCATCAAAAAGTTGGTTATTGCAAAGGAAAAAAAGACCTGAAGCTTGGGGAAATAGAGTTAAAGTCCGTATTATGGGATATCATCCTCAGAATACGACTGAATTATCTGATGAGGATTTACCTTGGGCAACAGTTTTACTGCCAACAAATAATGGATCTGGTAGATCGGGATTTAAAAAACCAATTAGAGTAAATCAAGGTGATATTTGTATAGGTTTTTTTCTTGATGGTGATGATGCACAACAACCTATCATTATTGGTGTAATAGGAAATTCAAGATATACAGTAGATAAGGAACCACCATCACCATTTGTACCATTTTCTGGTTATACACCTGAAACAACACCAGGTGGTAAAACAATAGTTAAAAATGAAACTGGAGATGATAGTCAACAGACAGATTCGCCAGTTGTAAATATTGAACCTGAAAGAGCAAAAACATTAACTCAGCAGACAGGAAAAGAATATCGAGCAGCATCCACTGCGATGGGATCTTGTGTTGCATTAGCTGGTACTGATGCTAACACTGAAATAAAAACTAATTTACAAAATGCAATTAAAGAAGCAAAAACTGCAACTGGATCTCAGAAACAAAAACTTATTTCTGATGTAGGTAAAAAAATTACTGGTGTTACAAATGCAATAACTGGTGATATGGCCAGATCAAGTGCTAGAAAATTAAGTGGCGTGTTAAATGGTGGATTGAATAAATTATATTCATCTGTTTATACAAAAACATTAGCAGCAACGAAAAATACAGCGATTGCTAAGATGGCAGGTACAGCTGCACAAACTGCAATGGTTGGACCTGTAAGTGCTATACAAAAGAAATTACCTTGTGTAATTGAATCTGTTGGAAATTCAATGTTACCAGATGTTACTTCTATGTTAACATCTTTCCTTGATAATGTAGAGAATTTCACACCTTGTATCGCAGATCAATTTTCTGGAGCTATATTTAATAAAGTTGTAAATGGTATTGGTGACGCTCTTGGTCCTGAATTGGGTGGTGTTGGTAAAATCTTAGGTGGATTTGATTTAGTCGGTGATTTAAGAGGAAAGGCAGAAGGATTATTAGGTATTCAAGAGGCAATCAAATGTGTGGCACCTGGAACAGCGAATGTTAAATCCAGTATTTGGTGTCTTGGTAAAGGTCCAATGAATATGCCTGGTGTCACTGGTGAAGCGATAATGAATATTGCAAATGCAGCACAATCATTACAGGAAGCAGCAGGAGCACCTGGTGGAATAGCAGGGCAATTGTTAGGTGCTTTTGATTTCTTAGATCCTGGTGTGAGCACTGAGGGTTTTAGTAGTGCATTAGGTGAATGTTATACAGGACCACCACTTAATTGTAAAGGTATGCAGGTTAAAGTATTTGGATCTGATGGTGAAGGCACAATTGCTGAACCTATTGTTGGAGCACTTGTTGGTGATGCTCTTGCACAGCAGACAGGTAGTTTAATAGGTATAAAATTAACAAATCCTGGTCAGGGATATACAGTGCCACCATTAGTCGAAATCACCGATAATTGTAATCAAGGATATGGGGCAAATGCAAGAGCCGTTATTGATTATGATCCACAATCACCAACATATCAACAAGTCACTGATATCTATGTTGTGACACCTGGTGAAAATTATCCTGTAATAAGTGAGAATACAGATGATATTGAATATACTGTTGATCACGTTGTTGTCGTTACACCAGGTGAAGATTATAAAGAGGAAGATATAATTCAAGATAATGAGGGAAATGTTTATAATAAAATTTTAGATGAAAATGGTAAAATACTCAATGTAATCCCCCCTAATCCTATAAATGTAAATGTTTTTCCTGTAAAAACCGTTCCTAAATTAACAATCCAATCATCAACTGGATTTGGTGCAATTATAAAACCACAAATAGCACCTAGACCAAATTATCAAGGTGAAATCAAACAAGTTATTGATTGTATCACACCCCGTGATGGTATAGTTGGATTTATAAATGGAGATCCATATTATGGACCGTTCCACATACACCCTACAAGAGGTGTAAAAATGGTGGGAGCAGCACATACAACTACACCCCACGCAATAATATATGATACACCTGCTGAGAGTAGATCTGCAACTGCAGTTAGACAGGCAGCATCCACAACTCCTATGACAACTGTTTCTGCACCCACTGTATCATATTCTAATCCTGATACCAATACTACAACAACTACAGAAACATCCTCTCCAACTACATCAACACCTCAATCTTCTTCTCCACCATCCTCTTCTCCCCCATCTTCTTCTCCTCCATCTTCTTCTCCACCATCATCACCACCTCCATCATCTCCTCCTCCATCATCAGGTGGCGGTGGTTACGGTGGTTATTAATAAATATCTAAAAAATAGATAATGGCAGCATTCGATTTTCCAAATAGTCCAAGCACAAATCAAACTTATACTGCGAATGGTATGACGTTTATTTGGAATGGATCAGTCTGGAAAAAAGATGCAACAGCAGGAGTTAAGGGTGCAAAAGGAGATGCAATAAAAGGAGATAAGGGTCAGAAAGGAGAGAAAGGCGATAAAGGTGTCAAAGGTGATAAAGGCACCAAAGGACAAAAAGGTGAGATAGGACCTGAAGGAGGATCTGGAGGAGTCGGTGATAAAGGTAATCAGGGGGATAAAGGTGATAAAGGAACTCAAGGAGACATTGTAGCTGCAACTTTTAATGTAACAAATAATGGTGCGAGTAATTATATTATTGATGGTCAAAACAATCCAACTTTAAAATTAGTTAGGGGATTTAGATATCATTTTAGTGTCAATGTGAGTGGGCATCCATTTTGGATAAAAACATCAGCAACCACAGGAACTAGTAATGCTGCAACAGGGGTTACTAACAATGGTGCACAAACTGGCACAATTATATTTGAAGTTCCATTAAACGCTCCTGCAACTCTGTATTATATTTGTCAATATCATGGATCAATGGTCGGAACTATCAATGTAGTTGATAACGGTGAAAAAGGAAACAAAGGGGATAAGGGACAAAAGGGAGAAGATAACTCTACAAAGGGGCAAAAAGGACAAACTGGTGCTGATAATTCTACAAAAGGTCAAAAAGGAGACGCAATCAAAGGAAACAAAGGGGATAAGGGACAAACTGGTGCTGATAATTCTACAAAGGGGCAAAAGGGAGAAGATAACTCTACAAAAGGTCAAAAGGGAGAACAAGGACAAAAAGGACAAACTGGTGAAGAAGGTGAGTCAGGTATGACCCACTTAAATCAAACTAGTGGATATACACTTGTAGCTGCTGATGATCAAAGATTAGTGACTACAACAAGTAATATTACAGTACCAACTGGTATTTTTAGTGTTGCAGATGCTGTAACAGTTTATAATAGTAGTGGGAGTAATATATCTATTAATGCTGCTAGTGGTGTTACATTACGTCTTGTAGGAACTTCGGCAACTGGAAATAGAACACTTACATCAAAGGGATTGGCAACATTAGTTTGTGTTGCAAATAATGAATTTGTTATTAGTGGAGGTGGTATTAGTTAATGTCTATAATTCAACAAGTTATGCTTAGCTTGGGTGATCATCATTTTATTGCTGAATATTCACCAGAAGATCAAAATCCTGGAGATCCACCATATCAAACTAAATATGAAAATTATTTTTTTGGATCACATTGCATTGATGATGACGGTTTTTTTTATATCTCTACCACTGCTGGAAGATCAGGAGGAACATATGGTTATCCCGCTTCACTAAGGACTAGAGCAATTGCAAAATTAACTCCTACAGGAAATATTATTACGACAAGAAAACTGGATGATTTATGGCCATATTTTCAGCAGATGTTTTTTGCTGATAATCATATCTATACTGTTGGATACGCATCATCTCAAAAGAATTCTAGTAATGTCAATATGGGTCCAGATGCTTTAGTTATGAAGTTTGATAAAAATTTAAATATAGTTTGGTATCGAACAATAGGAAATAATTCACCTGATAACCAATATGATTTCTTTGAGGGTTTTGGGATTGATTCATCTGGTAACATATATTGTGGTGGTAGTAATTCATATCAAAATGATTTGTATGAAAACGGAACTTACACTTATGATACACGTTGGATTGGTTCAATTGGGTTAGTAAAATATAATAGTAGTGGAACGCTACAGTGGAAAAAAAGAATAGGATATGGGACTGGTTCAAGAAATTCTAACTGGGATAATGCTTGGGGTGATGGATTTACACATGTCGATTCAAATAATAATATATACGTGACTGGATATCAGTCTGGAGCTAATTTTTTATCTTCTAGTGATGGAACTCCTGATTGTGGTCGTAGAGCTGCATCTTTTGCAATGAAACTTAATTCATCAGGGAGTGTCATCTGGGTTAAGAGGAGAAGGGCACAACATACTGTTCAAACAGGAGGTCCCTCTAGTTATACTGGTTGTTATCATCAATATGGTCGAGGGGGTTCTAGTGGTGTTGATTCAAATGGTAATCTATATCAAGTTTATGATAATTGGCAGATGAGTAGCACTGGTTATAATAATAGTAGTAGTGGATATGCTGATTCCCTTGTGAAACGTAATTCATCAGGAACTGTTCAATGGGAAAGGTGTTGGTATATTGATCCATCATCACAAGGTTATTTGGGATATGGTTCTGTTAATTCTCTAACACAACAAATACTCTTTGATGCTGATGATAATGTATATGTATGCATGAGACAGGGCAAAACTAGTGATTATGATCGTCCGACTCTTATCTTCAAATGGAATTCTTCAGGTACTCTTCAATGGGCACGAAGAATAACCAGAACTAATCTCCTCTCTGATTCATGGCTTCCTTATCCTAGAGGATTTAAAATCGATCCTGTAAAAAAATATTTGACTGTAACTGGTTACATAAAAGATCCTGCTGATACAACAGGAACTGGAGCAACTTTATTACGTGGTTTTCTACTTAAACTTCCATTAGATGGATCAAAAACAGGAACTTACGGTAATTGGACATACGCTGCTGAAAATGATTTTACTTTTAGTCAAACGTTTCTTGGAAATTCTATAACTGGTGTTGATGTATCATCTAATTTAACAACATATAATAGTAATATGGTGGATAATAGACATACACTCGCTGTAAATTCAATTTCGATGGGCACAGGGGCAGTGGGTATCGCTACAGGTATAAAAGTTTCTGAGAATATTCCATGACTTATAAATTGTTAATAAGAAATAAAACATATCCTGGTAATTGGGAAGTGTGTGTGATAGATTCTGATAATATTGAGGACATGACCTATGATAAATGCTCTTGGTGTTGGAGGTACCTTGTTTATGATAATGATGTAAATCCAAAAATGTTGAGGATTGTTAAAAATGATTTTGATTTTTCTATATTCAATCCTCCAATTGAAATTGTAGATGGTATTGATCCAGAATAAATAAGAACATGGCAATAAGTTTTCCACAAAATCCAAATGTAGGAGATGTTTTTAGTTTCGGAGGTAGAAGCTGGAGATGGAGTGGTTATGCTTGGATGAGAATACCAGATCCTGGTGCAAAGGGACAAGGTGGCGATAAAGGTGATAAAGGAGACAGAGGGTTAATTGGTGATGAGGGTCAAAAAGGATCGAAGGGTGAACCATCAACAGTAAAAGGTGAGAAAGGGGATAAAGGTGGTGATGGGCAAAAAGGTTCAACTGGTTCTGGTAGTAAAGGTGAAAAAGGAATACAAGGAACTGGAGGATTCAAAGGTGATACAGGATCTCCAGGTGATAAAGGTAATCAAGGTGATAAGGGTAATAAAGGTGACTCAGGCACAGGTGGAGGTGGAGCGAGTGTAACTATTGGCATTAATCCACCGACAAGTCCTGCACCAAATCAAGGTGATCTATGGTGGGATAGTGATGACTCAGATCTTCATGTTTATTATAATGACGGAAACTCAGCACAGTGGGTTTCAGTAACCTCATCATCAGCATTAAAGGGAGCTAAAGGAGAAAAAGGTCAAAAGGGTGATAAAGGTCAGAAAGGTGACAAAGGTAATAAAGGTGATAAAGGCAACAAAGGACAAAAAGGTGAGATAGGACCAGAAGGAGGATCTGGTGGAATTGGTGATAAAGGTAATCAGGGGGATAAAGGAAGTAAAGGTGATGATAATTCAACAAAAGGAAATAAAGGAGACAAAGGAGACAAGGGACAAAAAGGTGAGTCGATAAAAGGTCAACAAGGAGACGCAATCAAAGGACAAAAGGGGGAGGATAATTCTACTAAAGGTCAAAAAGGACAAAAGGGTATACAAGGTGACTCCACAAAAGGACAAAAAGGAGCGACAGGTGCTGATAATTCTACCAAGGGACAAAAAGGAGAAGCAGAGAAGGGTCAGAAAGGACAAAAAGGTCAAGCAGGTGCAGATAATTCCACAAAAGGACAAAAAGGAGCGACAGGTGCTGATAATTCTACTAAGGGTCAGAAAGGTGAAGAGGGAGATAAGGGATCAGAAGGTGCTGCTGGATCAACGGGAATACCGATTGGTACCATAGTCGCATTTGGTGGTAGTTCAGCACCATCTGGTTGGTTACTTTGTAATGGTCAATCAACAGCTTCATATACTACTTTAAGATCTGTGGTTGGTAATAATGTTCCTGATTTAAGAAATAGATTTGTTATCGGTGCAGGATCATCTTACAATCTTGATGCAACAGGTGGTGAAGCAACTAAACTTCTAGGAACAGCAAACTTACCAGCTCACACTCATACACCTGGTACATATAATGCTGTAAGTAATGGTGCTCATACTCATACCTACATTGA